ATTAATAACTATGAACAGGTAGCACCTATTGTAGTAGTAGATGCAGTAGCATGGTGGGAGCCAAAGGTTGAAGGCCCAGTTAATTTATCTGAAGTAAAACAGTGGATCCAAAACCTTAGAAGGCTTGGGTTTGATATTGGAATGGTTTCCTTTGACCGTTGGCAGTCATTTGATATTCAAAATGAGTTGAAGCAGGTTGGAATGAAGACTGATACTGTTTCTGTTGCCAAGAAGCACTACGAGGACATGGCTATGCTTGTATATGAGGAAAGACTTGCCATGCCTGCAATAGATTTATTGTTTGATGAACTAACACAGTTAAAGATTATGAAAAATGATAGAGTTGACCACCCACGCAAAAAGTCAAAGGACTTGGCTGATGCTGTGTGTGGAGCAATATTTGGGGCAATATCACATACCCCAAAAAATATAGACACTGAAGTAGAGGTTCATACTTTTAAGGATAGACCAAAAACTCCAGAAGAGCAATTTGACTTAGAAAGTCGAAATGTGATACAATATAAACCTAGCCAAATAGCAGATATCCAAGACTATTTGGATGGACTAAAAACACTATAACAGAAAAGGAATAAAATGAATTCATTTAAGAAAATCGCACTAGCCGTGGTTGCAGCCATGACTTTGGGCATGGTCGCAGTAGCACCTGCAAATGCTACAGTAATGACAGTCGCAGTAACACTAGACTCAGTAGCAAACACTACTAACGGTGTAATCGCAACACCTGCTACATTACCAGTCCCAGCAGATAACACAATCGATGCAGCAGATGCATTGCGTTTTGTAGCAACAGTAGCAGCAGGAACATCAGTTACTGCATCAGCAACTAACGCAACAATCGTATCAGCACTACACACATCAGCAGCACCAGTCGGAGCATCGTCAGGATCATCATCTTTGACAATTGCAACAGGTACTGGAACAACTGCAACATTTTTTGTCTACACAAAGACAACAGCAATTGGTACAGTTGTAATCAACAACGGTGGAACAACTCTTACATACTATGTACAGGGTACTGCTGGAAAGATTAACAACCTAACAGTTTCAGCACCTACAACAGGCGCAGCAGGAACTAAGCAAGAGATTACAGTAACTGCTACAGATACATTTGGTAACAAGGTATCTGGTAAGTCAATTACAGCAACCGTATTTGCTTCAACAGCAGTTATGGACACAGCAACAGTAACAACTGGTGCTACACTTTCAGATTTTGGAGTTGCAAAGTTTAGTGCAACACTCCCAGCAACTGGAACTCGTTCACTTATTACATTTGCTCCAACAACTGCTTCAGATGCAACAACTGCAGATGTAATTGGTCTACCTGCTCGTGCACTTGCACCTTTTGCAGAGATCGCAGTTCGTGATCTAGTATCAGAACTTTCTGCTGAAAGAGCAGCACTTGCTTCTGAAAGAGCAGCACACGCTTCAACAAAGGCTCAACTAGAGGCAGAGATTAAGGCAAAGTCTGCACTTGCAGAAAGCCTAGCAAAGGCCAATGCTGACCTAGTAAAGGCAACAGCAGAAGCAACTGATGCAAAGAAGGCAGAAGCAAGCGCTCTAAAGGCACTTGCAGATGCAGGCGTTGCTGCAGATAAGATTATTGCACAGTTCAAGTTGGACTTGGAAGCAGCGAATGCTTCACTTGCAACACTTACTGCAGAACTTGCAGAACTAAAGGCTACACATGCCAAGGCACTTGCTGATCTAAAGGCTACATCAGATAAGGCACTTGCAGATGCAAAGGCTGCTTCAGATAAGGCAGTTGCAGATGCTGTAGCAGCAGAGAAGGTAGCGGGTGCAAAGTCACTTGCAGATGCAAAGACTGCATCAGATGCTGCTCTTCTTGCTAAGGATGCACAGATTGCTAAGTTGACAGCAGATAACGCTGCTGCACTTAAGTCTGTAAAGACTGCATTCAACAAGTTGGCTCTTCAATGGAACAAGAAGAATCCAAAGGCAAAGGTTGCTTTGCTAAAGTAATTCGTCCAACATTAAAGGGGTTACCAATTACGGTAGCCCCTTTTTTGTGCAATAAAATGGTATAATCATCCTATCAGACATGTCGTCTGCAAGGGGGAAAGGTAATTAAACGACTACTAAGAATAGTAACGGCCACAGTCTTAGCCTTTGGCTGGCTACTTATAGCCCCCCAGGAAGCCCACTCTGATGATCCACTCACAGTAGCAGCCCAAGAAATACAGGAACTTAACGATAGCGTAGATGACCTTGGCTATCAGGATAACTTTATAGATCTTATAGAGATAGCAGAAAATAAGTTTGCCTCAGCCACAAATGCGAAGGAACTTAAAGATGATGCCTATGATGCCCACGAAGATGCAGTAGAAGCAGAAGCCACAGCCTTAGAATCAAAGAACCTTGCTCAGTCAAATGTGGATGGGCAGACAGCCACAGTAGCCTTAGCCCTTGAACATAAAGACAATGCTCTTGAAGAAAGAAACGATGCACAGGATGCTCTCAGCATAGCCAATATTAATGTTCAAACTACTCAATCAAGTATGCAGAGTGCTGGAGGAACAGGTTTGGCATACACTGTTTATACTCTTGTTAGACAGGGTAATGTTGCTACCCCAGGATCTGTTCTTTGTTCTGGTACTTGGAACTCAAGCCACATGCAACTACCAGTTTGTGGTAACAGATACGAAAACTTTATAGTTAAATTTACTGGTCAAATAACAGTACCGTCCTGGTTCACATCAACATATTTTGCAGGATATACAGATGATGGATTTAGAATGTATGTAGACGGAAATCTTGCAATAGATCAATGGATAGAGCAAGGAACTACTTGGAGCGATTATTCACCAGTATATGATGTTAGCGAAGATAAAACATTGAGTGTAGAGATTTGGTGGTATAACGGTGGAGGACCAGGATCTTATCATCTTGGATGGGCAATTCCTGGAGGATGGACTGGAGCAGGCTGCGACTATGCTGGAGATCCAAGAGTGTGGGGACAAAACTTTAGTTGTAATCTTAATACATTTTCCTCTGGATCAGGACCAACCCAAGCACAGACAGATGCTTACAATGATGCTGTTGCAGCAAAGGATATAGCACAAACAAACTATAACAATAAGTTGGCAGTATACAATGACAAACTAAGCGTATACAACTCTGAGAATGCAACACTGTCATCAATGAATCAGGTTTTGCAAACTAAGACACAGGAACATCTTGATGCCGTTGCAGATACAGAAGATGCTTTAGAGTTAAAGAATAGCAAAATAGAAATATACAATCAGTCAATAATTGATTTAAATAATGCTATTGATGACGCATGGCGTTACTATGATGAGCAACTACAAAGAGAAATTCAGTCTGCCATTGCTCAAGCAGCAGCCAACGCTGCAGCCAATCAGCCTACTCCAGAACCAACTCCAGAAACAAGCCCTGAACCAAGTCCTAAGCCTACAGAAGAACCTACAGAAGAACCTACAGAAGAACCTACAGAGGAACCAAGCCCTGAACCAACAGAAGAGCCAACTCCAACTCCAACTCCAAAGCCTACAGAGGAAACAAAGCCTACTCCTACGCCAAAGCCATCCCCAAAGCCTACAGAGGAACCTACGGAGGAGCCTACAGAGGAGCCAACTCCTGAACCTACAATAGAACCTACACCAGATCCAGAACCAACTACAGAACCAACTACAGAGCCTACTGAGGAACCCACAGAAGAGCCTACTCCTGAACCTTCACCAGAACCAGGACCAGATCCTGAGCCTGAAGAAAACCCATGGACTGAGCCAGATGTAGAAGTTAAAGATGAGGTTTTAGCAGAACTTATTCCTGAAAAGGGTACAGGAACAGCAGAAGATTTATCTGGAGTTATTGCTAACCTTACAAGCAAGGATAATAAGTTAGTTACACTTTCTGCTGAACAAGTCACAGCAGTAAGTCAAACCCTTAAAGCATTGACGCAAGAAGCAAAAGTAGAAGTTGCAGAAGACCTTGGTATTAAGCCGTCAGAAGTTGCAGAGATTGCTGAGCAGATGAAGTCTAACCCAGCACTTGCTGAAGCATTTGTTGAGTTTACTGACAGAGCAGAATCAGCAGGGGATACACCAATGCCATTTACATTAGCAGATGCAGTAACAGAGGTACAAACAGAGGCATTCTTAGCAGACCCACTTGGAGCAGTCTTTGCAGTGGACCCAGTAGAACTACTATCTAATTTCTCTGAGTTAGGTAGCGACATGACAGATGATCAGAGAGAAAAAGCGCAAGAAGTAATTGTCCCAGTGATCATCGTATCACAAATTGCAGGGGCAATGATAAGGAGGAACAAATGAAAATAATCAATAAGGCCATAAACCTGGTAGGCAAAATGCTAAAGGGATTAATGAAATGGTTTAAAGATGCAGGAATGGAATTAATTGCACAGGCATTTACCCTCCTTGGCTTCTTTATTGCATGGCTAACTTTGACGGGATCAGCAAGAGACATTGTTGGTATTGCAGTACTTGCAACCACAGTAATCTGGCTTATCACAATCCCGCTAAGAAAGGAGGACTAAACATGGCAACTAAAAAGGTAGTAGAGCCTCCTAAGAAGGAGCACCCACAAAAGGCAATCACTAATATTTTAATGAGAATCCTAGCAGTCTTTGCAGCATCTGGTCTGTCAGTACTTGGTGCTGGGGCAGTGGTTGGAATTGACACAATGCAGGCAGTATTCTTAGCAGGACTATTAGGCGTAGCAACAGTCATTGAAAGACTGGCAAGGGCTTTTTTGGACGATGGAAAACTCACATTGGCAGAGATCAATGATGCGTTTAAGACGGTAGACAAAAAGGCTAATTAGTCATTATTGACGGTAGTTGACAGCCCTCTCTAGGCAATGGTATACTTAAGTATCACCTATCTGGAGAGGG